GCGCCTATTCGATTTCCAACGCGCCGCGTCCGGATGGTGAGCTGGTGCTGCAGGTCGCCCGAGCCGATGGCGGCGTCACCAGCAACTGGATTCACGATAGCCTGCAGATCGGCGAGAACGTCAAGGCCATGTTTGCGGCGATCCAGACCGGACAGGCCATTGTCGCCACCCCGCAGTCCGCCATGCTCGCCGACCAGATCGCACGGTCTGCCGGGTTCGTGGATAAGGACGTGGCCCCGATCTTCCCCCAAGGCGCAGTCCAAGCCGAGCCGGTGCCGATTGCAGCCCCAGGGGACACCACGCCACTGACCCCGAGCGAGCCAGCCAGCCCCAACGTCGGCCTCAACGCCGGCATGACCGATTCACCGATCAACCCCCCGCAGTAACTACCCCCAAAGCGACTGACCGCTGCCGCAAGGCAGCGCGATGGCGTGCGACAGGAGAAAAGCCGTGCCCGATTCCAACATCCTGAGCCACAAGACCGACGAAGACCTCGCCGCCCTGCGTGCCGCCGATCCAGCAGCATTCGATGACGACGTACCAGACGGCAACGATGCCGATGACGCCGCCGAGGCCGAGCGCCTTGCCGCTGAAAAGGCTGATGCCGAGAAGGTGGAAGCCGAACGCGCCGAGGCCGAGGCCAAGAAGCCCGACATGATCCCGAAAGGCCGGCTCAACGAGGTGCTGGCCGAACGCGACCGCGAGCGTGAGCGTGCCGAACAGTTGGCTGCCGAGCTGGAGGCTTTGAAGAAAGGCCCGCCAGTTGACTATGCCGCCGAGGTCAATGCGCTGGATGCGTCTTGGAATAATGACGAGTTCGACGGCACCCACGCGGACTACATGGCAAAGCGTGATGGCCTGATTGTCGCGCGTGCCGAGCAGGACGCAATCCAGCGGTATGAGCAGACCCTCGCCGAGCGCGAGGCGCAGAAGGCCGCAGAGCAGTGGGCCACCGCCGCCAATGCGTTCGTGGAATCGCACCCGGAATACCGCGATGCCGCCGCCAAGACGGAACTGGAAGCCGCGCTGCATGGCGTGTTCGCCAAGTTCCCCGATGCCAGCGATGCCGACAAGCTGGATCGCGCACACAAGATCGTGCTGGCGATGAACGGCAAGGCCGAGGCCGAAACGCCCGCCGCCAACCGCAACAAGGCCGACGCGCAGGCCGCAGCCCGCGCATCCGCGCAGCCGCCGGCCATCAATGGCGGGGTGAGCAGTGCCGGGGGGCCAATTGGCAACGTTGACTTCGCCAACATGAAGCCCGGGCAGTTCTCGAAGCTCTCGAAAGACCAGCAAGCCGCAGCGCTTGGCGGTGCCGACGCGCTGTAACCCGCAACACCAGCAAGCCCGCGATGGTGCCGGAAGGCACCTCCGTTTGCGGGTCGCTCGCCGAGTACGGCGCTTTCGTCCTGTGTGCCGACGGTAACCGCACACCGCTGACAACGCCCTGTCCGACTCGCGGCACGTAGCCCGCGCTTCCGCTCTCCGACCGGCGATCAGGTCGATCCGCACCACCTCCCTGATCCCAACCCAATTCGGAGACATACCCATGTCCGCAACTGATTTCTACGCCAAGCAGCCCTACAATAAAGATGCCTGGGGCCACAAGGCTTACGAGGAGTACAAAGACCTCTTTTTCTTCACCGGCATGCTCGGCCAGGGCGAATCCGCCATCGTTGAGCACATCACCGAACTGTCCAAGAACAACAAGGGCGAGTCCGGTGCATGGCTGCACTCCATTGCTGACATCCACGGCGGTGGCGTGTTCGGTGACAACACGCTGGAAGGCCGCTTCCGCAGTCTGGACCCCAGCTTCATCAAGGTCAACTACGACCAGCTCCGCAACGGCATCGTGACCAAGGGCCGCGTGTCCGAGCAGAAGTCGGTCATCGACACTCGCAAGATGTTCCGCAAGAAGATGGCCCGCTGGCTGGCGGAAACGCTGGAGGAGCAGGCCATCCTTACTATGTCTGGCCTGTCCTACTCGCTGAACCTTGACGGCTCTGCCCGTTCGGTTCCGGCAGGTCAGGATGCGTGGACTTCGCTGGATTACGCATCTGATGTGACTGCGCCGACCGCCAACCGTCACGTCCGCTGGGATGCCTCCACCGGCTTCGAGGCTGGTTCGACCGCTTCGGTGGATGCCGCTGACGTGGTGAAGTACGAAATGCTGCCCGATCTGGCGGCACTGGCTTCCACCCGCAACCTGACGCCGCTGCGCATCGGCGGCGAGGAAATCTTCGTGTGGCTGGTGCATGAAGATGCCTTTGCCGCGCTGTGGAAGGACGCCAACTTCCGTACCGCCGTCGTCGGCGCGGGCGCGCGTGGCAATGAGCATCCGCTGTTCAAGGGCCGTGGCTACCTGACCCTGAACGGCATCCTCATCAAGCCGTACAAGCGCGTCTATACCAACAAGAACGCGGCTACCAAGTGGGGCGTCGGCACTGTGAAAGGCTCCCGCTCGCTGCTGCTGGGCGCGCAGGCACTGGCGATGGCGGATCTTGGCCCGGTCGGCTGGGAAGAAGAGTTCTACGACCTCAAGAACCGCTGGGCGCTGGGCGTGGACAAGATGGCGGGCTTCCTGAAGCCGAAGTTCATGGACAGCTACACCGGCACCGTCGAGGACTTCGGCATCATCGCCGTGGATCACGCGCTGGCCTGACCTCAATAACGCCAGCGCCCGGAAGGTCGCTGTGCGTTTCACCCTGTATCCCATTCCAAAGGAGTAATCCACATGGCAACCAATGCCTATAGCCGCCAGAGCGCCAAGTACGTGATGGTTGATCTCGGCATCGCCAACATCGGCAACGGCAACGGCTACACCGCCGTAATCCCGCGTGGCTCGTTGATCGTGTCCGCCGGCATCTACACCGAAACGGCATTCAACTCGGCGACCACGACCACGGCGACCATCACCGATGGCACCACGGCGCTGGTGTCGGCCGTTGATGTCAAGACCACCGGCATCGAAACCGTGGCCGTGGCGCAGAAGTTCTACGCCGATGGCGGCACGATCCAATTCAACCTTGCCGAAACCGGCGCTGCGGCCACCGCAGGTCGCGCCATCGGGTACGTGTCCTATATCCAGCTCGGCAACGAGTGCAGCATCCAGGAGTAATCCTGTTCCGGCGGCCCGGATCGCCGGGTCGCCGTTTTCTTCAATCCCCCGGAGAGTCTTATGCAGTTCCGTTCCCCGAGCGGAGAAATCCGCGTGTCCAACGTGTTTGGTCATTCCGCCGTCGTTGGTGTGGAATGGATCGAACTCCCCGAAATCCTGCACCGCGACGCAATGGCTGCTGGCTGCGAATGCGACCAGACCCGCGTGACCACCGTTGCGCCTAAGGCGGAAAGCGCACCGGATGCACCCAAGCGCCCAGCCAACGAAACCGAAGTCATCCGCGAGGCCATCGAGCTGATGCTTGCTCGCCGTGATGACCCGGATTTTCGTGGTGACTTCACCGCCGACCAGACCCCGAACGCGAAGGTCGTGGCGAAGCTGTGCGGCATGAACGTAAGCAAGGAAGCCGTGATGAACGTCTTTGTTGCGATGCAGAACGAAGCCGCGGAGTAAGACATGGCCGAAGCCTCCGCCCTGCTGGCCGAGTACCGCCGCAGGGCGGATGACCGTGCCGAGCCGTATTTCATATCCGACGCGCAAGTGCTGGTCCTGCTGACGGAAGCCGAACAAGAAGCCTGCCAGCGGGCGCATCCGATCTTCGATTACGACACCGATGAAGTGGTGGAGTACGCGATTGCCGCAAATCAGTCGAGCGTCACGCTTGACCCGCGTGTATTGCGCGTGGATCACGCCACCTTCACGCCAGACGGCGCGTTGCGCGGATGCCGTATCGAGCTGACCGGCATCGACGCGATCCGCGACATGCAGGACGGGCGCACGGTCATTGCCAGCCGGCCGACGCACGCCGCCCACAGTGGCCGCAGTACGCTGACCATGTACCCAGCGCCAAGCGTGGCCGGCACGCTGCGACTGGACGTGTACCGCTTGCCGCTCTACGACATTGAAACCGATTCGGACGAGCCGGAAATCCCCGCAGAGCTGCACATGGGGCTGGTGGATTGGGTGCTGTATCGCGTGTACGACACCCCCGACATGGAGCTGACCGATCCACAGC